TGCTTTATGGTTTGCTCATTCTGATGTGCGTAATGATAAGTTTCTTATTGAGTGTAAAACCACTAAAAGAAGTTTTTACACATTGACCGCTAAGACGTGGGAGAAGATAGAAAGAGAGGCTATTCGTGACCATCTTAGAATACCTTTAATGGTGATAGACCTTGAAGATAAATACCGTGTGGTTGTATTTAGACCTCAGGATTTTAATGTGTTGGAGACTTCTATTATTGCAAATACCCCTAAATCTGTTAGGATTTATTATGAGGATTTTATGTTCCGCATTTGCGGAGAAAAGTATAATGTGCTAAAATGTATGACATACAAAGATTTTAAAGATAAATATAAGGAGGAATTAAATTGGGATTAAAAGAGATGTTTCAAGCATTAAAGCGTGAGGGGTATGTGACTGCTCCCCTTGACAGGTATCTTTTTGAACAAGCAAATAAACCTAATGATAGGGCTGTCAATGTTAATGCTCCGTCACAAGCAGGTAACTGCAATAGAGCTAATTATTATATGCGTATGCAGTATGAAGGTGATGGTTCTATTGACCCTCGTACTCAGCGTATTTTTGATAATGGTACTTATGTTCATGAGAGATTACAGTCATACCTTATTGATATGGAATTACTTATTATGGACGAAGTTCCTTTAATAAATGACAAGTATAACATACAAGGTCATACAGATGGTTTTCTTGATTTAGGTAATGAAGTTGCTATATTAGAAATTAAATCTATTAATGATAATCAGTTTACACAACTAAAAGAGGCAAAAGAGGCTCATAAATGTCAAGGTCTTATTTATTTGTATTGTGCTGAGGAAAGAAGATTATGGTTACACAAACAGTACACCTCAGAAGAGGAATTTAATAATTCTTATGATGAAAGGTATGCTTATTTTGAAAACCACTATCAACACATGAAAAGTGGAAAGAAATTTACAAAGGAAGAAAAAATTCGTAATGAAGTATTATTAAATATGCTTTCGGATAATATCCTTTTCCACACAGATAAGCCAATAACAAAGGTTATTTTCCTATATGAAGATAAAAATAATCAAGAGTTGAAGGAGTTTTGTTTAGAACGTAATCTAAATACAGAACCAATCCTTAATGAGGTTTTAGACAACTATCAAAATCTTAATAGGTGTTGTGAAACAAATACACCACCTGAAAGAGAAGGTACAAATAAATCATGTCCTACTTGTAGATGGTGTAGTTATAAAAACGAATGTTGGATTGTATAGAGGTGATTAAGTATGCCATTGAAAAAAATAAAAAAGAAGATAAACCCTAAAGAGGTGTTAAATAAAAAACGTAGTTATAGTGACAAGGTGCATAATGAACTTGAAGAAAAAGGTGTTAGTTTTTTTGCACCTAAAGAACTTGAAGGAACTTTAAATATAAATCCAGATTATCTTGAACTACCTTTGGAGATTACAGAGATAAGTTCACAAGATTTAGGGGAATATCTTAATGCTTTTACTCAACAGAAAGTATATTTGAGAACTCTTTTAGGACACGCTGAAATGTGTGCGGAGGAGGCAAGACTTGATTATATGTCCGTGAGTGAGAATAGGTATAGAGAGCTTTTAAACACTAAATTGAGTGAAACGGCAAAAGAAAGGGAAGTCAACACCAATGAGGAAGTAAGACCCAGTTATGAAACTTGGTGTGACTACCGTAATAAGGTTAAGTTATTAAGTTATAATATAGCTTCAATCGAGGATATTATTTTTATGATAAGTCGTGAGGTAAGTCGCCGAGTAGGTGATTTTAATGATGAAAACCGTAGTTACAGCGTAGGAAAAAAGTAAAGGAGAGTTGAAATGAAAATTATAAATCCCGAGGTGCATCTTTTAGATAGTGTTAATGTTAATCCTTATCAATTTATTGAAAAGATTGGTAGAACTTGTTACAAATCTATGGATAAAATTACAGAGGATAGTGCTGAAAGTTTTGTGAGAGGTTTGTGTAAAAGAAAACACTATGCCATGTTGGAACACTATTGGATACACACTATAACAGATATACCTGTTGAAGAAATAGAAGAGGCTGTTAAATATTTTGCATTGTGGCTTTTTGGTAGCAAGGAAAGTTTTGCCGACCTTATCAGGTATGTTCATATTACTAATGCCGAAGGAATTAATACTTATATCTCCGCACCTCTTAGGGTGTTTATTGAGTTAGAAGGTAAGTTAAAAGAACTAAGAGAAAATTATACAGGATTTCAGTATGAGTTTTTTAATCCCTATAAGTTAATGAAGGCTTTTATGTATTGTATTGCTAATGAATTTAGTGCGGTGTTTGATACAAGTTTGTATTCTAATAATGAATACACTTCACGGATAAGAATAGTTAATGACCAGAAAAAGTATATTGATAGCATTAAAAAGGATATGTGTAATGTTGCTACCAGTATTGTTGACAAGGAAATTAAAAAACATAGAACACATACTGCCCTCTTTGTGTGTGATAGAGGTGTATCACATGAGTTGGTAAGACACCGACCTTGTAGTTTTGCTCAGGAAAGTACAAGATATTGCAATTATAATAAAGATAAATTTGGTAATGAATTAACCTTTATTAAACCTTGTTTCTATGAAACAGATAGTATCAACTATTTAGATTGGGAACGTGCTTGTAAGAACTGTGAGAATATATATAAGGTTCTCATTGATAGAGGTGCAACACCACAAGAGGCAAGAAGTGTACTTCCTAATTCTTTAAAAACGGAACTTATTATGACCACTAATGAAAAAGAATGGCAACACATTATTGACCTGCGTTATGTAGGTGTTACAGGTTCACCTCACCCACAAATGAAAGAAGTTATGGGTCTTGCTGTTCCACAACTTGTTTATGCAAGTCAAGGTAGATTGAAAGTTGGTGAATAATTATGGATATTAAAAAAGATAGTTATAATTCAGTTAATAACCCAAAACACTATTGTGGTGCTGTTTCTCTTGAATGTATTGACGTTATGAGAATAGCCTATGGTGATGTAGCAGTAGGAAACTTCTGTATTTGTAACGCTTTTAAGTATATGTGGAGATATAAAAATAAAAACGGAGATGAAGATTTAAAGAAAGCACTATGGTATTTAGAATACGTTAAACAAATATTAAAAGAAGTGGAGAGTTTTTCATACGAAGGGGATATAGATTCTGATAGCTATAACTTTTTATATAATGCCCAAATTAGGTCTTTAAATCTTTATAACCGTATTGTAAATTCGGAAAATTAACTATAAGAGGGCATATAAAATTATGCCCTCTTACTAATTGACTATTTAAAAATTTAGTTGTATAATAATAAATGCAGACGTACTAATAAAAGTTACAGAAAGGAGAAGTTATCATTGAATATAAACGGTAATAAAAACGCTGAAAATGTTAGACGAGGTAAAACCGCTAAAAGAAAAGGTGCAAACTTTGAACGGACTATTGCTAAAAAATTTCAACAAAGATACGGGATAGAATTAAAACGTACTCCCCAATCAGGAGGATTTGCTAAGAAGTCCGAAAAAGCAGATGATTACAGAGGTGACATTACTATTGTTGATACTACAAAAATGCTATTGGTTCACATTGAATGTAAAGACCAAAAGACGTGGAGTTTGAAACAATGGATTGAACAAGCTGAGAATGACTGTCCAGAGGGTAGAATACCAATAGTTATTTTTCACACTTTTGGTAAAAGTGAGAACCACGTTATACTTAACGTATTTGATTTCATTTCTATAATTAGTGAGAGGAGTGTTAAAGAGTATGTTAAGTAAAAAAGAAGTGTGGAGAGAGGTATTAGTTTCTGATAATGGAACAAAATACTATGTAAGCAATTTGGGAAATGTTAAGACTGTACAAGAAACAATTCTCTCTCCCTATATTGGTAATAATGGTAATAATTGCTATAAAACTGTAGGTATTATACAAGATGGAAAGACTTGTAGAAAGAGTGTGCATAGGCTTGTTGCAAAAGCATTTTTAGGCGACCCTCCTGAAAATAGTGTTGTTAATCATATTGATGGCAATAAACAGAATAATAGCGTTGCTAACTTGGAGTATGTTACTCAAAGTGAAAACGTAGTCCACGCTTACAAACTTGGATTGTGCAAGACAGGAGAAGAACACCCCAAAGCAAAGATTAGTAATAGGACTGTATTACATATTCGTATGCTTTATGCTCTTGGATATACAATAAAAGACTTAATAGCTAAGTTTAGTTTTAGTGATTCACAAATTCGTGGAATTGTTTCTTACAAACGTAGGGGAGATTCTACTAAAGGATTTTCCATATACTCTGTTAAAAATTTTGGAGATAAAACTTTAAAGTCTAAGATTGCTGAGATTCCTCATTCAGAGGAAATTCCGTTAATTGTTGGTAAAAATTCGTCTAAGGATTATGTGTGCCTTTCTCTTGAGGATTTCTTTAATCTTGTTGAAGTAGATAAGATAATAGGAAAGAGGTCTTTTAAGTGATTTATACTATTTTAGGTGCTATCATTTTTGGTGTTATTTTATTTTTTTACTTATTTCCACCCATTTCAGTTATAGGTGACAGTATGTACCCTACTTATAAAGATGGGGAAGTAATTTTAGGAACTCGATTATACATAATATCTAATCTTAAAAAGGGAGACGTTATTCTTTATAGTACACTTAATAGTGAAGGTCAAGAACACATTGTTATAAAGCGGATATTTGATATTAAAAAGTGTGGTAAAGAGTATCAGTTTTACTGTCTTGGTGATAACAGTGATGTTAGTTATGATAGTAGATATTATGGTTATATATCTTCAAAACAACTTGTTTGTAAAGTTGTAAATCAAAGGAGTGTTAAAAAAAGATGAAAGCTATTTTGTACAGTACAGGATGTCCTCGTTGTAAAACACTTAAAACTTTACTTGATAAAGATGGTGTTAAGTATGAGGTTATTTCTGATGTTGACTACATGACCTCTTTAGGGATTGAAAGTGTGCCTGTTCTTGAATATGAAGGTAAAAGATATTCCTTTATTGAAGCAATTAAAAGTATTGGTGACATTCTTGATAAACAGAAAGTAGGTGATGTGACGTGAATAACTCCGATGTTAAAGACTTTACTATTAATATGAGGTTGTTTTCTCCTTTTGTAATTAAGATTAATGAGTTGGTGAAAAAGTATCCTGAAAGTTTTGCAAGAATGAATGGATTACATGAAGATAACCTCAATTTTAATACCTTTATTGATAACTTTATAGAGGAAAAGACCGTAGCTGATGCCTCAATTGATGGTAATGCCAATGTAAGTACAAAAGATATTTGTTCTTTGGAATCTGAAATGAGTAAACCACATAAAAAATTGCTGTCGCTGCATAAAATATATTATGAGATTTACAAGAAGTACGGGGTTGAAACTGCTGACACTTGGCTTGAAGATGAGTGGAATGGAGCTTCATATTTACATGATTCTTATTCGGCAAGTATGAAGTCATACTGTTTCGCTTATTCTTTAGAGAATTTAGTAGATAAAGGTCTTTATTTCGTCACTAACTTTAAATCGGAAGCACCTAAACATTTAATGACTTATGTTAGAGATGTATTGGAATTTGTTTCTTGGACTTCAAATCGTACTTCGGGTGCCTGTGGTCTTCCTGATTTTCTTATTTACAGTTTTTATTTTTGGAAACACGATGTTGAAAATAACTATTATTTAGTATCTCCTGAATACTATATGAATCAGGGATTTCAAGAGATTATATACGGTTTAAATCAGCCTTATCTTAGAATAAATCAAAGTGCTTTTACTAACTTTACAATTATGGATAGATACTATCTTATTGAAATGTTTGGCGATAAAGTATTTCCTGATGGAACACTTGTGATTGATTATATAGACGATATATTGGATTATCAACTTGCTTTTCTTGAAGAAGTTTCAAAAACAAGGAGTAAAACAATGTTTACTTTTCCTGTTTTGACATTCTCATTGTTAAAGAAAAAAGATATTGATATGAGTAAAGTTGGTAGTTGGGATTATAGTGTTTTTGAAGATGAGGATTACGCAAGAAAACTTAATAAACACAATATGACTTGGGCTGACAGCAATTTCTTTAGTGATACGGACGTTACTTCTCTTTCTTCTTGTTGCCGATTGGTCAATGACTTCTCTAAACTTACTGGTTTTATTAATTCTATTGGTGGAACACAACTTAAAATAGGTAGTGTTAAAGTCAACACCATTAATTTGGCAAGAATAGCACTTGAAAGTGGTGGAGATGAAGATAAATACTTTGAGATTTTAAAGAATAGGGTAGATACTTGTGTTAAAGTTCTTGATTGTATTAGGCACATTATTGAAAGAAATGTTGAGAAAGGTCTTTTACCTAACTATTCTTATAACCTTATTGAGTTAAAAAATCAATACAACACTATCGGTATTAATGGTATGTTTGAAGCTGTAAGACACATGAAAGGCACAGATGTTGATGAGTTTGGTAATTATTCTTATAATGATAAAGGTCTTTCTTTTGCCATTAAAATTTTAGATGAAATAAATGTACAAAAAGACAGCTATGGATTTAACTATAGTATCAATGTTGAGGCTGTTCCTGCTGAAAGGTGTGCTGTTATACTTTTAGCTAAAGATAAAGAACTTTTCGGTGATGAAGTGACAAGTAAATATTTGTATGGTAATCAGTGGATTCCTCTTGATGAGAGATGTACTATTTCTGAAAAGATTAGACTTGGCTCTATACTTGATAAAAAGTGTGGTGGGGGTCAAATAATGCATCTTAACATCAGTGGAGATTTCGCTGATGAAAAACAAGCATGGTCAACTTTAAATAAAATAGTAGCACAAGGTGTTATTTATTTTGCTTATAATAAAAAGATTTCAGTATGCGAAAATGGTCATGGGTTCTTTGGTGATACTTGTCCTGAATGTGGTGCAAAGAAAGTTGATGAAGTAGGACGTATTGTAGGATTTTTAACACCTCGTAGTACATACAGTAAGGAAAGAAAATCAGAAAGTAATAGGAGATATTATTATGACCTCAACGATTCATTCTAAAGAAATAAGGTTAAAAGACATTGTAGAAGTGTTTCAAGATTATAAAAAAAGTGCTTTATTACTCTGTTGTATTTCTTGTGATTGGAAATGTTGTATTGAAGCAGGCATAGATGTCAGTGTTTGTCAAAACCATAATATCATTAAACAAAGGGAAGTTTATCTTCCCTTTGATGTGATATTAAATAAGGTCAATCTTTCAATTACTGATTCTATTATATTTGGTGGTCTTGAACCACTGTTACAGTCAGATGAAGTTTGTGGATTAATTGAGTATTTAAGGGAACAAGGTGTAAAGAAAGATATTTTAGTTTATACAGGTTACTATATTGAGGAAATAGATAAAGAAGTTATAAAAAGACTTAAAAGATGTAAAGTCATACTGAAATGTGGGAGATACATACCAAATAAATCTCAAAAATTTGATGAAATTTTAGGAATAACTCTTGCATCTGATAATCAATATAGTGTACAATTATAATAAAGTAATAAATAAGGAGGTAATTATTATGAATGAGTTGAAACAATTCCACGTTAGTGGTAGTTCCCCTGTAAGAGAGCTTGCAGGTAGTATAGTGAAGTGTTATGACAGCGGGGATAAGAATATTGAGTTGAGAGCCATAGGAGCATCAAGCGTTAATCAAATGTATAAAGGTATCTCAACTGCCCGTAGTATTTTTGCTCAAAAAGGTCTTGACCTCACTATTAAGCCTGGTTATGACGAAGTTGAAATACAAGGTCAAAAAAGAACAGTTATGATTGCACGACTTGTAATTCAGTAAGGAGAATTGTTATGATAACAATAACTAAACAGTTTAAATTTGATGCGGCACATAAATTGCCTTATTATAATGGGTTGTGCCATAATGTACATGGTCATACTTATCACGTTGATGTAACTGTTACAGGAA